GCAGCGGATTTCCCACTCCACCGGCTTGCCGTCCTCCCCCACAAAGCGGGGGGAGGGGGCAAAACTGGCGTTTTTGATTTCCGCCACATTGGGGCGCATAAATGCGGACAGGCTCTTACTCATGGTGTTTTCCTCCTTGTAGTCATGCCGCCCTATCACATATAGGACGGGTTGGTGTATTTCTCAGGACGGCTAAAGCTATCGCAAAAACCCTCAATGGACTGTTCGATGAAGTCACCCTCAGCGTTGAACATAGACAGCAGCACGTCCCCGTCCAGCACGCAATCATTATAGATTTTCGTGCTCCGGCCCACGCTGCTGGCCTGGTCATCGTTGGAGGTCTGGATGGTGAAAGTGGGCATCACGCCGGTGCGGATAAACCGTTCAATCACGTCATCGAAAATCTCTGTGCACTTGTAGATGGTCATGGAAAAGGCCAGGACCACCGTGTCAGCCTTGTGGCCGATGACGATATTGCCCAGCCGGGGGACCTCTTTGGTGTTGACCTGGGCCTTGCCCTCAAAGTCCTTGGCCATCAGCATGGAGTAGCGTCTGCCGTCAATCGTGACAAAGCACTCCGCACGGTGGGCGCTTACGGCGTCCTTTGCGTTCATCATAGCTCCGTCAGGCATTTAGTTCTCCTCCTTTACTGGATAATCACGCTCATGTAGAGCTGGGCCATGGCGTTGATGATGTTGAGGCCGTTGACGGTGACCAGCACGGCCTTTTTCTTGTCACCCTGCTCACAGCTCACGGTGTCCGGGTCGAAGTTCTCCACCGCCCGGATGTCCTCAAGCTGCTTGATGTAGTGGGTGATGTCACCCCACAGGGCGGACCGCCCAGAGGCATCATTGGGCACGGTGCCCAGGTAGCGCTCATTGAACAGCACCGCCACGTCATTGGCGATTTGGTCACACACCCGCATGGTCTGATTGCTCTGGAAAACCTCCCCCTTGGTATCGGAGAGGGTCAGCAGGGTGTTGATGTCCTCCAGGACACGGGTGAGGCCATTGACGTTGTGGAACATGAATTTGCCCGCCTTGAGGGCCGCCGTGAGCTCCGCCTGCTTATAGTCCGTGTCCAGGGTAAGCTCCCCGTCATACTTGGCATTGGTCAGGGACTTGTTGACGGCCACACCAGCGTGGGCCCCGGTGGCCCAGTAGACCACGGCGTGCTCATCCACGTCCATGGAGGGGTGGGTGGCGCTGTTCCACACGCCGATGACGCCCTCATAGTCCACCGTGGAGGGTTTCCACGCAATGAGCTGGAATTTTGCACCCACCTCATCCCGGACCCGCTGGCAGTAGGCGGCGTAGAGCTTGACGATGATGGGGTCCGCCGCCGGGCAGCACATGGCATTGAAAGCATAGGCCTCAATCTTGTCCAGGAAAGCCTGGTGACTGTCCCCGGTGATGCTCGCCGCATCCTCCCCGCCGGTCAGGGGCATCCCCGCCGTGGCCTCCAGGGTGAGGTCCTTTTTGAAGTCCACATAGTCATTGCCGGTCAGCTCCTCCGCCGTGGTCACGGTCTGGAGGTCCACCTGGATGCCGTCCAGATAGGTGCCAACGTCAAAGGCGTCCGGGTCATCCACGTTGACCGCAATGACAATGGAGAGGTCATTGCCCCGGATGCCGGGGTACTTGGCGGTGGCCAGCGCACAGGCGGCCTTTTTAGCTCCCAGCCCCAGCCGGTAGCAGTAGACGGTGGTGGCGTGCAGGAAAATCTCCCGCAGGGCCAGCATCTTGGGGTGGTCGTAGGAGTAGCCGAAAATGGCCTTGCTGTTTTTCTGAAATTCCCCGGAGGTAACAGCGAAAACCTCATTTTCCGGGCCCCAGCTCAGGACAAAGGGGGCCGCCGCATATCCACGGTCGGACAGCGTGGCGGAGGCCTTTGCAACGCTGGAAAAGTTGATATAGCTGCCCGGCAGGACCTTGTTCTGGACCAGCCAGGTGCCGCCTCCCAGTGCCATTATTTCACCGCTCCTTTCATGAATTTGTCGATGAGTGCATCCACCTCAGCCAAGGTGTAGGTCTTGCCGCTCTCCAGCAGGACGCTCACCAGGTCCCGCCGGTTGGCATAGCGCTGGGAGCTCATGACCTGCTCCCTGGTGTAGACGGCCTCCGGCACGGTCTTGGCCGGAGCCGCCGCAGTTTCATTTTTCGCCATAGGGTCATCCCTCCTGTTCGATTTTTAGGGTTTCCATCATGATGTGCTCCTGGGGAACACGGACAAAATGGTCATAGGTGACAAGCACATGGAGCACCCCGCCGGTGACGGTCCACTCGCAGCTTGTGGCGTGCACCACGTCCCCCTCCGGGGTGGTGATGCTCCCCAGGACCGCCGTGAGCCGGTCCGCCACAGTGTAGCACTCTGCATTGTCCCGCTTGGGGTAATAAATCACGTCCAGCGTAGGGCTCCGCCGGTAGCGGGGCCCCACCTCCTGGGCATGGCTGGCGGCAGGCATCGTGATGTTGAAGTCACCAGGCTTGACGCCCTGCTTGACCTCACCGCCGTGGACCTGCATGGGGGCAGGAAAAGCGGCGTGGACCGCAAGGCTCACGCCGTCAAAAATGCTGTTAAAACTGATTTCAGACACGGAACACCTCCCGCAAAAGCGCCTCCAGCTTTTTCTCAATGAGCGCCGGGGCCGACGCCCTCAAGTCCTGCTCTGACAGGGTGAGGAAATACTGCCCGGCCACCCAGCCCTTGCCGCCGGGCGTGCGGTGGCCAAACTCCACATAGCTGGCATAATGGACGGGGTTGATGACTTCCACCAAGTAGTTGCTGCCCTGCTTTTTGATGGGCAGGGCCTGGGCGTAGGTTTCGGCGTTGCTGTCCCCACCACGACTGGCGGCCTCCTGCTCCGTCCGGGCCGTCCAGCCCCGGCGCAGGGTGCCGCCCATTTTGCCGGTGCGGTTGATGCGTTTGGTGTAGACATCGCCCTTTTTGTGGTGCTTGCCGTCCCGCTTGGCCGTCACTTTGACCTCTGTCTTGTAGTTGCCCACGGGGGTCCGGGGTATTACCAGGGCCAGCAGGCGGGCCGCCAGCACTTTGGACACGTCCCCGCAGAATTTCTCCAGGTCAGCGCTTTGGAGCCGGTCCAGGTTTTCCCGGAGCTTTTGGAGCTGCCTATAATCGCAGTTGCCCCATCTGGCCATTAGGCCCACCCCTCCCACAGCTCAAGCGGCACCTCCTGGTGGACGGTGTAGACCGCCGGGGTGCCGCTCCGCTCATAGTCACGGGTGACCTTGTTCTGTGTCACGGTGATTTTTGACCCCTCCGGGATGTCCACGGAGGGGTCAATGAGGAGCGTCACCGCTTGGGCCACCACAGCGGCCTCCTCAGAGGGCTCCGTGGCGGTGACAGTCTTGTGGGAGATGCGGCAGGCCGCCCCCTCCACAAGCACCCGCTCAACGGGCTCCGTGCGGCCATTGGCCTCATTCAGCACACCCTCCCGCACGGTGACGGTGGCCTTGCCGGTCCAAAGGCGCTGGACCGCTGCCTTGTAGCGTTCAAGCGTCACCATTTCAACCTCCGAAAAGCCCCCAGGATTTTCTCCGATGGGTGGACCATGCCGTCCAGGGCGGCCAAAAAGCGCCCCTCCGGGCTGGAAACGCCGTCACTGGCCCCGGCAAAGGTGGCGGACACGTCCCCCTCCGTGATGCTCTTAACGGCGGTGGAAAAGTCCAGGCCCTCAATTTCCAGCCCCCCGGCGTTCAGCTTGTCTTGCAGGAATGAGCCCGCCACCATGTCCACCAGCGTGTAGATGAGGCCGTCCGGCACGTCCTTGTGGTGGATGCTGGCCAGGAGCGCCACCCGGCACTTGCTGGTCAGGTAGTCGATGGCGGGCTTGTCCTGTTCGGTGACCTGATACCCCAGCATGGCCAGCCGGGACACCACAGCCTCATACACGTCCACGGCTTACCCCTTGGACTTGATGCGGGCGATGGCGATGACCTTATCGTTGACGTAGGACCGCTCCGCCTCCGTAGCCTCGCCGGAGTGCACCAGGTCCCAGTTGGTCCCGTCCGCCAGCTCATCATCCGTGGGGGAGAGGCTGGCCTGCTTGGCCTTTTCGTAGGAGAGGCCAAAGGGGGCAAAGACCTTGCGCTGGCGGGTGTAAAGCGTATCCTGGCCGCCGTTGGTCTTGGGGTCACGGGCCATCTCATAGGGCACCTTGGCACCGATGTCCTCATAGTTGATGGTGCCCTCACCCAGCACATAGCTGGTGTAAACGGTGGAGCCGTCCTCCGCCTGCTCGGTGGGCATCCCGTCATCCACGATGACCAGCTTGCCGTTCCAGGTGTAGAGGGTCAGGTCACGGGTCACGCCCTCCTTGTCCGTGTACTTGAGGGCGGTGAGGAGGTTGAGGTTTTCCAGATTGGTGGACACAACGGAGTGCATGAAAATCATGGAAAACTTTTTCTTGTGGTCCCCGCAGGCCTGGGCGGTGGCACTGTTGAGGGTGGTGGCCTCCATGGGGCCGTCCACCTCATAGGTGTGCTTTTTCACAAACTCAGCGCCCTTGGTGCTGGTCATGGCGAACACGCCCCGGAGGATGGCCAGGAGGGTGTCCTGGTCAATGTCCTGCCAGTAATCCGCCACCTGCTTGGCCACGTTGTCCATGAAGTCCTGGCCGCTGGTGATGTCGTAGGAAAAATCCTTTTCCACCCACGCCTTGGCCCGGCCCACCACCACAACGCCCTGCTCAAAGGTCTTGGTGCTGGTGGCTGTGATGTCGGTCTGGCCGTCATAGTTCACGGCGTCCCCATCCAGCAGGCCCCGCATGGCCAGCCGGGCGTAGGCGGTGCCGTCCTGAGTGGTGAACACGGCCCGGATGTCCGGGTTGCCGGTCAGCACCCGGCTCTTGCGCATCTCGTTCATCCGGGTGCGGGGGATGCGGTCAGCCTTGTACTTAAAGGCCTGGGGGTTAAAGCTCTTTGCGTCAAACTTGTTAGGCATACATCAATCATCCTTTCTGTTATGTTTCGGCTTTCGCCTTGGGCTTGCGTCCGCCCCCGGTTTTGGGAGCGGCCTTTGCGGGCGTCTTGGGGGCCTCCTGGGGCGTTTCAGCGGCGGGAGGGGTAGATGTACCCCCAGCGCCCTCAACGCCATCCTGGGCCGCCGCAGGGGGCTCCGTGACCGCCAGATTGGCTCCCATGCTTTCCGTGATGCGGGCAAGGACCTCTTTGGTGACCGCCTCACCCAGCTCATCCAGCTTGAGACGGGCCATGACCTCCTGGGTGACGGCCTCCGCCAGCTCATCCACGTTGACGCCGCCGGTGGCGGGGGTGGGCACGTTTTCAGCCATGTACTGCACAATGGCCTCCTGGGTCCGGGGCAGCTCCGCCACCGGCGTGCCGGTCAAACGGCTGGCCAGGTTGCGCAAGGCCGCCTCAAAGGAGATGGCCTTGATGGGCTTTACAATCTTTTCCATGCTTTCTCACCTCACTCATCCAGCTTGGCGTCCGGGTTGGCCGCCAGATAGTCCGCCAGCTCAGAATAGGACATCTCAGAGGGCTTTTTGCCCCCGGCGGGCTTTCCACCGCCGTCCCCGCCCTCTCCGGGTTTCCAGCCGTTGTACTTGGGGGCCGCCCCAAAGAGGAAGTCCGTGGAGGCGTCCTTTTTCAGCGCCTCCACCTTGGCCGCCAGGGTCACGGTGCCAGTGCTGTCCTTGGAGGTGACCTTGCCGTCCACAATTTTGGCGTCCTTGAGGAAGTCCGCCAGCACGGCCCGGACAGCGGTGACATTCTTAGCCCCGGCAGCGGTGAGCTCCGCATCCACGGCGGCCATGAGCTTGACGGTGGCCAGCTCCTTGTCATAGGCGGCCTTTTGGTCCTTGTTCTGCTGGGTCAGGGTTTCAATCTGCTTTTGCAGCTCCTCACCGGCCCCGGCGGACTTCTTCAGCTCCTCAAGCTGGCTGTCACGGGTCTTGACGCTCTCCGTGAGCTGGGTGACCTGGGCCTCCGCCTCCTTGAGCTTGCCGCTGGTGGCGTTGAAGTCGGTGCGGGACACAAAGCCCTTGCCGATTTCCTGAGACACCGCCGTGTCGATTTCGGGGGTGTACTTGTCCCCCAGGATAGTCTTGAGCCATTCCAATGCCATAGTGTTTTACCTCCTTGTTTTGTCTGCTGTCCTTTTTGTCCGGCCAGTCCCGGTATTGCAGGGCCCCTCTTGTAGTCCGCCGGGCCAGGCGGTAATGTGTATGAAAAAAGCACCGTGCATTTTCAGCACGATGCTCTAATCAACAGGTGGATTATTCGATTTCCACACCCTCCTGGCGCTCATTGACCGTTTCCTTGTCCGGGCACCAAAATGGTGCATCACAGCGGCCCAGCCAGTCATTCCAACGTGGGCACGAAGTACAGCACGGCTCCATTAGACACTCACCTCCATCCCGGCGTCAATAAAGCAGGTCCGGGTCATACTCCACCTCCGGCCAGAGCTCCGGGAGAGGCTTGCCGCTCTGGAGGTCCTGGAGCACCCGGTCAGCGGTGGCCCCATCCGGGGGTGTATATGCCGTGTCCTCATCGTCCGGGGCGTACATAAGACGGACGCCGGGCTCCTCTCCGCCAAAACACCCCCCAAACTTGGCCGTGTACTCAGCAGCGGCCTCCTGGAGCCGCCGGTCCTTTTCAAATTCGGGATAGGTCATCATACCACTCCATTCAAAAGTTTTTCAAATTCAGCCAGCGCCGTGGAAAAGTATTTTTGCATCAAAGCGTATTTGTCGGCGCTAAATTGGGCCTCATACATATGGGCAAAGGCCTCTTTTTCCACAGCCCCCGGCAGTTTCCAATAGCGTTTATTCCAGTGGCCGTAACTGCCCACGCACTTATTGGCGGACATCCCGCCGAACAGGTCAGAAACGGCGTTATAAAGCGGCCCCTGGATTTCCTGAGATACCACCAAATAGGCCTCCGTCTTTTTGATGCCGTGCTGTTTCATGGCCGCCTTGATATAGGCGGCGTAGTCACTCCGCAGGGCACTCCCAAAGTCCGGGGTGACCATAGAGGTGTAGCCCGTCCCAGGACAGGAAAGAAAATCAATATAGTGGCCATGCTCATGGAAAAACGTGGTGCCCAGGCCCCTTGGGTTGATGGCGTCATCCGCAAAGTTCATGTTGACCTTTTGAGTGGCAGCGTTGAAGTGTGCGCCCTTTGTATATGCGCCGTCCGCCACAGAGCTGGAGGTCACATACTTGGAAAAGGCGTCTTGTGCAACAGGCGTGCCCGTAGCAAAGCGCTTTTCCAGTCCGTCTTGATAGGCTTGGGTCATGCTTGGCATACCCTTGACAGCCCCGGAAAAGTGCTGCTGGTTTGGAGCTATTGTACCACCAGCGGAGCCGGATGGCAACGGGCCCTGCACAAACTGCTGCCGCCAGTCCGCAAAGGTCATGTCCGCCGGGACCTTTTTGGTGGTGCCGTCCGGGTTTCGGGTCCACCGTTCACCAAGGGCCGCCATGTCCTCAAAATAGGGGGCCGTACAGCACCGGCACCAGGGATGGAACGGGGGAGCGGTGAGGCCCGGCTGATACTCAGACATCTTGAAAACCTGGCCGTCCAAGGCCCCACACAGCTCACAGGTGTCCTGGTCAAAGGACGCCACGATTTTGTAGCGCTCCACCCCCAGCTCACCATAGCAATCCTTTTGGGCGGCGCTGGCAAAATAGGCGCTTTCCGTCATGATGAGGCGGCCCGCTTTGCCCTTGGACACCTGGAATTGCTTGGCAACGTCGGCGATGGCCCGGTCAGGAGCCTCCCCCCGGATAATCATTTGTGTGAGCTGGGTGTTTACGCTGTTCACCAGGTCCCGCTTGTTGGTCCAGCAGCGGTCCCGGAATGTCTTATCATCCGCCGTCCAGGGGCGGGAGAGGACCTTTTTGATGGTGCCCTCATTGAGCGCCTGCATGGTCCAGCCCACGCCAAGGCCCCGCTGGACCTCAAAGGCGGTGCCGTAGTAGCTGCCCGCATAGATGCGCCGGGCGGCGGCGTCCACAAAGTCAAGCTGATTGGCATATAGGGCCTCAGCCTGTTGCTGGATTTGCAGCTTTAGGGTCTCCAGCCGGGAAATATGCACCTTTGCGCTGGCGTTTTCAAGCTGCTTTATCCAGGCCCCGTCAAGAGCGTTTTGCTGGCCATAGGCGATGTACTCCCCCAGCGTCCAGCGAAACTCCGCCAGCTCCCCGCTGTTGAGGAGCCGCTTGGCGTCCGCCAGGGTGATTTGATTGTTGACGGCAAAGCGCTGATACCATGCGGCGATCTGTTTCTCAATCTCCACCTGGGCAGCGGCAAACTGGGCCTCAAGGTTTTCCACATAGGCAAAGGACTGGTCCTGGAGGGCGTCCTCCATGTTCTTGAAACGCTGGGCCCAGTAGTCCGCATTACTCTGTCTGGCCATCGCCCTCACCGTCCTTTATGGGCGGGTCCTGCTGGCCTGAGCCGCCGGGCTTATTCCCCCCGCCCCGGTTATTCTCAAAAGCGGCACGGTAGGGGTCAGCGGCCTCCTCCTCTTTTTCGTCCTTGATGCGCTGGAGCTCCTGCTCCGGGTCAGTGACCCAGGGGTGCATCTTCACGATAGTCTCATTGGACAGGATGCCCACGGAGTTGCGGCAGTTGTTGATTGCCTCCGTTTCATTGATGAGCACGTCCCGGTCAAAGATCACCTTGACCTCCGTGCCGTCAAAGCTGCCCCTGCCGGTGTTGGCCAGGTGCCGGTTGACAAACCACAGCAGCTCCTCCATGGAGGCTTGAAACTCCATTTCAATGCCGTTGGCATCCAGGTCAATGTCAGAATACATGGATTGTATATTCATCTGATTAGGATTGCCGCCCATGCGCTCATCTTTGGCGTCATAGCCTCTGGCGTTCTCAATGATGGCGTCCTTGAGCAGAGCCAGCAGCACCTTGTAGTTTTCGGCGTTCACCTCCAGGGTCAGCGCTTGCACACCGCCCTCACAGCCCTCAAAGGAGCGCACCTTGATGACCCCATAGGTGGCCAGGTTTTTGCGCAAGGTGCCAAGGTTTTCCCCCTCATAGTTCTTGATGACCAAAATGGTGGTGTGGATGTCCTCCTCCATCTGATTGGCGAAGTTGGAAAGCACGTCATTGTAGGCATCCTGGAGACACTTGACACGGGAGAGGAGGGGCAGCTCATGGTGGGAGCTCTTAAAGCAGATCAGGGGGATGCGCTCCCAGTTGTAGGGCGTCACCTTGCCGGTGTCCTGCTCCACCTCCGTGATATAGGGGCCAGAATTGGCGTCCGGGTCCGGCTCCAGCGTGCCGTCATCCTTGCGGATAAAGCAATCCACGCCCCCGCCGTGCATGACCTCCACCTTGACCACCGTTTTGGCCTGTTCGTTTTCGTCATACTCCAGCACGGCGTAGACGTGGACCGCCGCATCCAGGACGGTGTGGTCAGCGTCCGCCCAAAATGGCAGGACCTCATCCGCCGGGAAACGCTTAAAAGCCAGCTCCCCGCCCTCATAGTAGGGGTAAAGCCAGGCCTTGCCGCCTATCCAGGCCCCCTCGCCAACATTGTGCATGACCCGGCGAAAACGGGCCCCCAGAACAGTGGCCAGGGCCGCCGCATAGGCTTTATTTTCCGTATCAAGCGAAAAAGGACGGCCAAAAGAATAATTGGTCTTTTGGTCCACCATCTTGGAATACTGATTATTTACCAGGCAATTATTGGGCAGGTGCTCCAGCACCACCGGCTTGCCGTCATCGTCCAAAGCAATACGCTTGCGGTGAGCTGCCGCCTGGTCCCCGTCATAGTAGGCCTCACCCGCAATCTGGCGCTGGCGCTCTTTGGAGGCCAGCCATGCGGTAATCTCCAGCTCCAGAAAGCGCTTGTCCGTCATGCCCCGGCGGAAACTGGTGCCGGTTCTAAAAATGCAGTCATCCCTCAAATTCAGCGTTACCACAGATGTCACCTCACAGACATCCCGCCCGCTGCCAGGCGGCGTATAGTTTCGGCCCCTGTATGGCCATCCAGTCCACCAGCTCCTCACAGGTGGGCCAGCAGTCCACGCCCAGGCCGTTGACACTCAGCCCGCTCTCATACAGAAAAGCGTGGGTGAGCTCATGCCTCATGCACTTGCGCATATAGGCATCCAGGTCTTTCTTGCTCCCAGGCTCCCGGCGTTCTGCCGCCGTGAATTTGCGGACCACACAGAGCTTGACGCTGGTGTCACAGTAGCCGTCACACTCCTCAAGCTCCTTGTCTTTGGCCTTTGTCCGATATTCCAGGGCATAGGGCACGCCCAAAACAGAAACACGCATAAAAGCACCCCGCTAAAAACTGATAAGGGCCGGAGCCCAGGCTTTGTTGACAAAATAGCGCACATCGTCCATGGAGTGGTCATTTTCCTTGACAGGCCTGTCACCGCCTATGGCCTTTTCATCCCAGCGGTAGAGGCCAAACTCCCGGATGCAGTCAGTACACCCGTCACAGATCAGCAGGTCCCCAGCCTTGAGGTGGGTGGACACGTTGCGGATGCCGTCCAGCACGGCGTTGGAGGCCTTGATGTCATAAAAGCGCCCATGCCGCCGGATAGTCTCCAGGAAAGAGGCGGCGGACGGGTCCACGATCACCCCGGCAATGGGCAGGTCATCGGCCAGCTTTTCAAGCTCCGCATAATACTCCTCATCCGTGAGCTGGCGGCCCTCTTTGCGGCTGTCGTAATAATACTCACGCATCCTGTACCACACGCCGCATGAACGGCCCCACAGTCCCATGCTGGTGGGGTTTCTGGTGCCGTAGTCGATGGAAATATAATACTTGTCATATGGCCGGGGCACAGAGGGGACAATGTGAAAATCCTTGTTAAACATGGTATAGATCAGGCCCTCAGCCACCACCCACAGCCCCAGAATATAGCGCTGATAGAACACCCCGGAGTATTGATTTTCGTACCTTGCCTTGGTGCGGGCGGAGAGGCTGAGGTTGTCATCCATGGTGAAATGCAGGTGGAGCATTTTGCGCTTTCTGGCCTTGAGCACCCAGCCCTGATAAAACCAGTGGGAGGGGCCCTCCGGGTTGCAGTTAAACCAAAACTTGGAGCCCTCCACAGAGCACCGGCTGGTGGCCTGATTGACAAAGCTCTCCGGCATCAGGGCCACCTCATCCAGCAGGATGCCCGCCAGGGTAATGCCTTGAATGAGGGAGGCG